CATATACCCGCATAAAAGCATCTGCAACTCTTTTCAAAAAAGGACGCTTTGTAAAGAACTTCGTATCCATATATAAGCAATAAGCCCAGAAATTCATCCGGGCTTGTCGCTTACGCAATATGATCCTTGCTTCTGCTTTATGGATTAATATTTCCCTCTTCGTCAGTACTGTCACCGTCTACAATCTTTTGCAATTCATCATCTGATAAACTTTCCAAACTGCTCTTAATCCCCACTTCACCTGAAATCTTATTCTCTTGCCTATTTTTCCAATTATCAGGATCGCGGTTTGTTTGAAAATGAATAATGGCACCGAGACTTGGTGGATAGTGTTTATCTGTTACCGTATGTTCTTTTACTTTTACAATCGGTTTATCATTTTCATCTCTCTTACCTGTATCAACCGTTATTGTTCGCTTTTCCTGAACAGTATAGCCCTTTATAAGTTTGACAAGTGACTTCTTACATTCAATAAGTACATCCTCGTTAAATCGGTCTTGAGCCTTTTTTATAACTTCTGCAAAATCTGCATTTTTAGATAACCAATCATAGTATGTTCGTTCGGATATTCCTACGAGTTTGCATATCTCGGCAACAGTATAACTATCGGTACGTATGAGTGAACAGATATTATCTACTATCTTTTTATTATATTTTGCCATATATTTTTACTAAAATATAAATAATTGTTTATTTTTGCAGTAAAAGTGATTTTATAAGTATGGTATTACATTTCAAAAAAGTATATTTAGTACTAATCAGTAAAGATACTGGTAAAAGTACATCGAATGGAAAGAAGACAAAAGTCTTTTGGTCCATAGTTATTTTCGTATTGTGTGTTGGAATATGGTTAGGAGGAATGTTTTTTGTTAACTGGTTTGTTCCTAAATATTTTCCTGAATATAAAGGAGATAGCTTTGAGGCTTTAAATGCGCTAATATCAGCTTCCGCTTTTGGTGGCGTTATTGTATCCATGTATTTACAGAGAAAAGAGTTAGAAATGCAGCGAGAATCTATTGATATGCAGAAAGAAGAATTTGAAAGTCAAGATAAAGCAATGAAACTTCAACGATTTGAAACTACATTCTTTAATATGCTATCTTTGCAACAAGAGATAGTTAAAGGTTTAAATTACAAAGCGCCTAATACATTAATAAGAGTAATAACAGGACAAGGAAAATTAAACACAATTGCAGGTAGAGCAGTTTTTGAATATGTATTTGAACATATTTGTAGAAAAAGGATATCAGAAAAAGGAAATTCTGCTTATCAGGGGAATGTAACATCTTTATTCAATCACTATTTTCTTCATTTGTATAGAATTGTTAAATATGTAAACGAAACCAACCTTTTAGAAACTGACAAAGAAAGATATTCATATCTATGTATCCTAAGAGCTACCCTGTCTAAATATGAATTAATTCATTTATACTATAATAGTATAATACATTCAAAATTTAAGGCTCTAATAGAAAAGTATTCATTTTTAGACAACCTAGACACTGGTGCTTTACCTACAAGTGGAAATAATAAGGATGATGATCCTTACAAAGATTCGGCTTATGATCCATCAATAAATGGTTATAATGAGTCTGACTAAGATATTCATTTTTCTAGTTTCATCATCGATTCAGCAATATCAATGCAGTTCTCTAACTCATTGACAACAGCTTTTAGTTCAATGTATTTGCGTTTATCAACAGAACCAGAGACACCTTCACTATTGATTTGTTTCTCAAGTTCGGCCAATTGTTCTCTCTTCCGGGCCAATCTTTTTTCAAGGACTTCTTTGTAAATCATAAATACAGTTGTTTGCATGCCGGTACATTTTTAATGCCGACAAAGTTAATAAATATATTATTCGTTCACTTCTCCAATCATATCTTCTTCCCGGAAGTCTAGTTCTGGGTATAAAGAAGGAATCTGTTTCACATCGCCTTTAAAGAATACCAAGACGTTTTGGTGCATCTTTCCAATCTTCCGGGAATGATTGAATTGATTGCCTGCTCGCATAGCTAAAGAGCCTATCTGGGTAGCAAGTATCATTTCATTGTAATAATGCAATCCAGCCCCTAGGAATGCGTTTATCGTATCACCAACAAAGTTATAGTACTCTCCATTCTTTGCACGCACTTCACCAACAACAAAGACAGCAAAACGATTATCTTTAAGCAGTGAGCAACTCTTCTTTATTATTGTTTGGTATGCTTTCAGGAACTCTATATAGTCCATATTCGATAAGTCGCGGGTATCATCCGAGTAGACTTCCAAGTCTGCATAAGGAGGGCAACTAAAGATCAAGTCTGCTTTCAGCCCGGCAAAGTGCTTGTCTATATCGCAACTATCACCACATTTCCATACGGGGCAATCATTTTCTGTGAACGGTGGCTGTATTTCTGCTGCATTCTCATAATTGGCTTTTATTTGCTCTGAACGTAAGTCTACACCTCGATAAGACATTCCTAATTTAGCGGCTACAATACCACGGACAGAGCCACCAGCGAAAGGGTCAAGTATAACTCCCTTAGGAAGATTGAACCAACGATACACGAGTTCACAGAGTACCGGATCAAAGACAGAAGTACCGTTCATCATTGAAATTCCATGCTTTTGGCAGTATTCCGTTATTTCATCCCAGGAAGGATCGTAACCTAGCTTTTCACGCATACGGTTTCTCACTTCATATATGGCAGGATTTTGCGCGGAATGGGAGTAAGTAATTTCTTTATCCCGGCCCTCCTCGCTCTTAATACCAAGCGAAAGCCATTCCTTTTTACGTTCCTGCCATCTTCCCTGTTTGGCATCAAGGATGGAAAACGGGGGTATAATAAACCTTTCAGCTAAATTATTGGGCTTGGTAGTGGAAACAGGCAGTTCATCAGAAAGGTCTATATCATCTAAGGAAAACTCCCATTCTTTCAGGAGGTCATCAGAAAAGTTTTCAAGAACTAGGTCCATGTCAAACTCGGAAGTATCGGAAGCATGGTTATCGGCTAGGGCCAACAGTTTACGACGATCATCATCAAGAGTAAGATCTGTACGCTTGACTACAACAAGCTCTTTACCGTTTGTTTCAATAACACGTACCGGGATGCCTAATGCTTTTGCCTGCTCGTACACGCCATTGCCGGCCACGAGATAGTTTTCTTTGTCAATGAGAACGGAACGACCGGCACCGCATTCTTCCAAGCTCTTACGGATAATGCCCTTGTTCCGGTCGTTATGTATGCGAAAATTCTTCGGATCGTATTTGATTTCTGCCATTGCCTTTTATTGTAAAATATAAAAGGCTGTTATGTTTTAGTGAATAAAAAGGGCTCTCGAATGAAAGCCTAATACTATATTATGTCGTTTAGAATATAGCGATAACTCTTTCATCTTTTAGGATTATAATTCTCAGACAAATTCCCATTACGATTAAGAATTCCGACTGATTTTAAAAATCTTGTAGCAGAATCAGCAGAAGAAACTACATCATTCATCACTTTATTACGAGATTCTCTACGTACCTCATAAGAAGAAGCGATCTTAGCTGGAGCCTTTCCCTTTATATCTTTCCTTTCCATAATTGTCCATTTCTTTTTTCTTCTGCAAATATAACACTTAAAACATATAAAACGCTCTTATTTATAGCTCTTTTAAAATAAATAAGTGTATTATTAAAAGTATTGTGTGATTGTTCGATTGCCGTATTATACAAACAACAAGGAGAAAGACTTAAAGGAATTACTACCCAATTGTTGGAAGCAGAGAAACTCCAAAGAACTCTAACAATACTCTAACGAAAAACAGCCCGGAAAGAGAAATGCACTATAGCAAATCTAAAAAGGTTATAGTGGCTCTCTTTTATACCGGTACTTTATCGGGAGCTTACAATCTTTAATCGGATTACGGCTCAATTTTATTTTTTCAAAAATCATTTTTAATCCATCTAAGGCTGTGCGTATTCTCTAAATCAATCCTCATGATATATTCGTCTTCGCCAATGTAGTCATTCAATAATCTTTCAGAAAACCCACAACCTCCGCAAACCTTCGCCTTTTCTAAAACGCTGACAAGCGGATAAAATGTATGCCTATATTGACCTGGCTGATAATATTTTTCTTCCAGTAGGAGTGTCTCTTTTGTGTCGCACACAATTAAAGAACCTTTGCCACCGCTCATTTTTCTTGCACATTCTATTCGTCCAGTAAAACTTGCTATTTTACCATTTTTACTGATTCGGTCACAAGTCCTAAATAAAATAGGTCGTGTTTCAGGCAGGTAGTTTTTCAGGACTATATTCCACACATCGAAAAAGGCTTTTCTTTTCTCGTTAGAGACGGTAAGAATCCAATTACTAATAAAATTTCTTGTTTGCTCGGTTATCTCCGAGTTTTTTTGCAGAATATCAATCAGATTTTGGGCTATTTCGGCTTTCTGTTTTTCTGATAATCTATATTGAAATTTGTCATTCATGTTTGTCTCCTGTTTATAAACTTTCAATTCTAATCGTACCTTTTACTGAGGCTAATCCTTTGATTCTTTCCTCTTTATTGGAAAAACAGGATATATCTATCCATCCAAGATGGAGCTATAAAATTAGTGTTTTTTTCTGAGTTTCTTCCATACAAGGAAAATTTATGTGACGTAAAAATAACTTCTAGCCTGTGCAAGTGGTACATTTGGTCTGATATATTCACCTTAAGATTTTTGCGGATTAGTCTTTTGTTGTTATGAATTCTGTAGTTGTCAGGATCGGACTTGATATTAGTCATGACTTTTCTGGTCAAACTTAATTATTCTTCAGTAATTTCTAATTCAAACATACTGTCTATAATTTTAAAGAGTATTTTGTTAAAGAATTCTTCTTTTTTTATAGATGTATTATAGCTTTTTATTACACTATTGATTTTGAAGAAAGTGACTATATGAGTAACAACATAAGATTTTTTTGGCATTTGTGTAGTTAGCCAATCATCCTTTAATTCCATAATATATTGAGGATGAAGTTGTTTAGTCGAAATAAGGGCGGCATAAAACATTCCATCCTCATTATTTTGCAAATTATCAGATGATAAGACTAATGCCGGATGAGCTTTGAATTCATTACTAGGTAATAAATAATTGACTTCGACAATTTCTCCTTGTGATACTTTACTTACAGCCATTTTTCCATATCATCAATTAAGCGACCAGCATAGGTATTTATGATATCATTAATATCTATTTCACTTTTGTTATCATTAAGTGATTTTGGAGTTTCAATATTATTTAGACTTGAATCGTCTATTATTTCTGGAATTACATATTTATGTTTTAGCTTTGCTTTATATACTTTCTTATTATTTTCTGAAGGAATATCGTAGTCATTAGACACAGGATTTATATTATAAGTATATCTATATAAATTAGTAGTAAAAGTAGTATCTATTTTATTGTAAGTTATTTTTGAAGGAATTGGAGCCAGTTTATCTATACTTTTTTCATAATTACTTGATGTAATACATGAAGTCGAATTTGTACGGTCTGTTATATTATTTATTATCATCGTATTTTGGTTTTAAACTGTTTAAGAAATCAGCCTTTAAGAGTGAAAAGAAAATACATTTTTCACTCTTATGAGCCTTATTTAATTCTTCTTCTATATTTTTTGAAAAATAAGAATCATTATAATATTTAGAAGAATCTATATCAATTAATGTTCCATTTAGTGTAATACCATTTTTGTGGTATTGAGCTGTATTGGATATTTGAATGACATCTATAAAATCATTATCTGGTATGTCTGTTCTTATGTATATATTTTTTGCGTTGTATCCTGATGCCATGTTTAAAGTGAGAGTTAAATCATTCATAATATCATTTTCAAAAAAATTGACATACCTAAGTCCTACTCTAATAACTTTACTTATAATCCCTTTATTAATTAAACGATTAATATCGTTAATTACATACTCAGAATAATAACTCCATCCTTTATAAGGTATTTTTGAGCTTATAGCTATAACATCAGGCCCTATTTGTATAATTGTTTCATCTCCTTCTATCAAGTAAAGAGGTTTGAATTTTAGGTTTGGATCTGCCTCTCTAATTTGTTCTGGGATTTGAGATGTTGGAAGTTGTTTTACTTCCCCAAGATATTTTTCTTTAATGATGCTATAAATCATTCCGAAAATTACACTTTTTGGAAATGGTGACTCAAATCTTATTTCAATCAAAGCATCTACAATAGGACATTTTTCCAGTTTTGAAGGTACTGTATTATTCATAATATCACATTAATTTATTAGCATTTTCTGCAAAGTACGTCCATTTTCATGAATTTACAAAGGGTTTTATATTAATTTTTCAAACAGCAAAGGACATTTGATACCTCTTATGTTTTTTTATTGTTATTTACATACCTATCTATATTTTCTATGAATTCTTTCAAAGATTTGCATACAACATATTTGTTTCCAGCTCTTTCTGCAAGTGTCTGCCACTCTTTCTGACTTTCGCTTTGACTGTTTTTACCGTACTTCATCTCTATGCATAGACTTGCATAGCCTTTTTTAGGAATGAGCAAAATAAGATCAGCCACACCACTTACTACTCCTTCCTTTTTAAGTATCGCTCCGGTTATAGCATCTCTTCGCGATCCGTTAGGAATGGCGAACAGAAGTTTTGATAGTTTAGGATACTGAAGTCTGAACCATGTTATACAGGCCTGTTGCAGTCTTGATTCTTCGTTTTTCATATCAATATGTTGCCTTTTAGTTTTGATAGGATGAGATTGAATACCTTTTTGTAAATATCATAAAGTTCCTTTTTGCTTTCAGGGCCTGGCCATGAAGAGTAAGATTCTCCGGAAAAGAATTTCCATGAGAAAATACGTATCACTTTGTCTGACAAATGTAGGTCTTCAAGTATTTCACGAACTTCATGCATCTTGGTGCAGATATAATCAGAACTATCAAGTTCGCTATCTTCTTCATCGATGATATCCAGCTTTCTCCAGTCTATATTATTGTCCGAAGGGATAGGTTTGTATTTGTGTCGATATGGAGACGTGTCGGATGTTGCATTGAGTTTTATCATCTGCAAAACAAAGAAATCCAACTCCCTGTAACGCCCTTTTTTCTTATCGTACAATTCCTGCAAGAACTTTGAATCTTTTTCCAAAAGCATAGCCATGACCTCATTAAGTATGTCTATGGCTTCACTCCCGATGCCAGCCAACGATGCATGATATTTGGCATAATCAAGCCATCTGTCGTAGCGTGTATTGATGTATTTGTTTATTTCTTCGCTTGCCATGTGCATTAGTTTTATTATGTTTGTGTGTGCTTGGGTGGCGTCGGGAGGCGCTGCCTTTTTTATCATCTTACCGGTCTCGCTATTTTGATGGCTTTACTAAAATCTACCGCTGATGCGTTACGATAGGAATCGTAAGAGTTGTGTAGATTAGCCTCGTTTATGCTCATGTTTTCCGCTTCGTTAAGCCTGTCTTTGCAGTAAGAATTAAGCCAGTCGAAAATTATTTGTCCATCAATTCGATCATAGACCTTCCCGTATAATCCTTTTTTTGCCCTGGTGAAACATAGTTTGAAATCATCCGGTTTAAAGAAATAGTATTCATCAATGATGAGATCAGCCGTTTGGGCTGCCTGTATGTCATTCATCGTTTTCCCCACGTTGAAAAACGTCACTACGTCAATGATGATTTTTGCTAGAAACGCCCGGAGTTTGTTTTCGCCAAAGCTTTTTTTTATTTTAGCTATTGAGCAGCTCGGAGAATTGAAAACATCATCCAGCGTTTTTGGTTGTAGGGCACTGTAATATGGCATCGGCCAGTTGTCCAAGATGCTCAAGGCTTGCTCTTCGGTCTTCGGCATTAACTCTTCTGGTAGTGTATCTGTCTGTTTCAGATTTGCTAATACTTGTATTGCTTGTTGTTTCTCCATTTTTTCTTGATTTTACTTGTGAAATAATTTCGTTGTATTTTGAATTGATGTTTGAAACGCTGAAGTTCTCGAATATCCACCCGTCGGTTATTGACGATAGCAAATATTTCAATGCGTTCAGCAGATCAGAATCGGAAACTGTCATACATTTTTGCTCACGTGAGTATTTCAGCTTTTTGAGTAAGGATGACATATTACCGGCATCTTTAGCGGTCCAGTAATATTCAGACAAAAAAGTGTCCCTAAAATGATTTTCAAAAACCTTTCTTGCTTCCGAATTTAATGGATTCGATTTCTTTTCAGATGGTGGATTTTTTAGAGCAGCCAATTCTGCTTCTTTCTTTTTTATCTCATCGTCTAAATCATGCAGAGTTTTTTTTCTTTTCATCAAAAATGATTTTTTCCTTAGTCAAAACAGCATCACCTTCAGGTGTTGCTGGTGGTATATTATCTAAGTCTATTCTCTTATATCTATTATCTATTAATATACTTGGGTTTTTACTAAGGGTTTTACTAAAGTCTTTACTAAACCTTTTACTAAAGGTTTTACTAAAGTCTTTACTTAAATCATTTAAGTAATAAACAGGAGATTTTTCGTTCTTTCTCCCTGGTTCAAACATCAATAAACCTTTGCTCTGTAATCTATTCCTGCAATCGATTAGGGTAGGTTCAGATATACCGATCGATAGGATGATTCTCTTGTTGGGACATTCAAACGGATTCTCCCAGCCCCGATTATTGCACTCACTTAATAAATAAAAGTATAAGTACGCTTCGTTCGAGGAAAATTTTACGTTGTACGATGTTTTCCAAAAAAAGTTTATGTAGTCTATATAAGTCATGAAATCATTTTTTGACGAATCAAATTCATATTGTTATTTACAAGAGATATTATACGATCATGAAATTCCGTTTGACTATTGCAAATACCTCTACTCTGTATAATATTCAGGGTTTTCAATGATACTTCTATGGTTTCAATATGTTTATCCTTTATTTTTGCGTTGACTGGCTTAACATCTTTAATGCTGTCCTCGTCGTAATAATGGATAGCCATGCCAAATATTTCTTCATCAGCAAAACCATTGCATCCAGACTTTTGTACCTTATTTAAAATGAAGTTACAACATTCGTCAATATTCTTATTTCCCTTTGCATATGAGGTTGCAAACAATGGATCATCTGCAGCTTTCTTATCAAGAAAATTCTTGATTGTACTTTTAAATATCTTCGTTGAGTCCATAGTTATGCATTTATAGTTAATGGCATTAATAAATAAGTTAGTTTTTTATTATCCTGTGTTTCAGGACTTATAAGAATAGCCTTAGAAGGTTCGCTAAATGTCATCAGCGTATATTCACAATCAATATTTTCAAGAATATCGATCATACTATCACCTTTTACCCCTATCTTAATTGACTGATTTGATTCTGCCGAAACGCTTTCTTCAGCCGATGAAGAGAAGTCTATATCCTTTGATTTTAATATGATATTGTCCTTCGCTATATTCATTTCAATAAGGCCGTAGCTTTTGCTTGAAATGATATAAGTGCGTTTTATTGCACTTAATAATTCGCTTGTTTTAACCTTTACCTCTATGTTATTGTTTGTAGGCACCACACTAAGGTAATTTGGATATTTACCTTCTATATTTCTGAACTGTATTTTAAAGTCCTTTGTTAATAATTCAGTCCATTCTTCACCAAAATAAAACGCAACATCTTCATCGGATGGTTGCAATATTGATTTGATTAAATATGCAATCTGTCTGCTTATAATTACATCAATTATATCTCCTTGCTTTTCACTATCTAAAATTATACCCATTGAATGAGCATTTGTCGCGACGAATGATATGCCTTTTTTGTTTCTGTCAATATAGATACTAGATATGGTTGGCCTAAGGTCATCGTTCGCGGCAAAGTCAATAACCTTATTAATTCCTTCACATAACTCTTTTGAAGTGAGAATTAGGGAACTCTTTTCTTCTACTTTTTTACCTTTTGGATAATTATCCGGGGAAGTAAGGGTAATATTAAATTTTCCTCCATGATATCTTATTGACATTTCCATTTCTCCTGAAACGATAATATCAATAGGCTGTTCCGGGATGTTTTTTAGACAATCAAGAATACTTATTGGGACAAGTATTTTAATATTACCATCGCTGATACAATCAGCAATAGTTTCAACTCTTCCGGCCTCATTTGCTCCGGTAATAGTTAATTCGTTTTTTTCTGCTTCAAACAGAAAGTATCCTAATTGAGGAATACTTGTTTTCGAAGGAATGACCTTTGAAATGCTCTGTAGTTTTGTTTGTAGAGCGGTTTTTGAAATTGTAATTGTCATAATGCCTAATTTTTATAGGCACCTGATAAATGCTTGTTGTCTTGGAGTTTACCCTAAAATTGAGTCGTATGTGTATATACACAAAAAGTTGGACTTCAAACTTTAGTTCAAAATCCAACTCGCTATTTCACTTGCAAAGATACGGCCTATTTTTTAGCAACCAAAAAAAAATCCAACTTTTTTCTTTGTTCATTGTTATTTTAATAAAAATATTACTGGTTTCTTTGGCAAAGTCTTAAAAATAGATGAACTTTGCGACAAATAACTTGATTCATTAAAATGGAAAGAGAATGGCCTTTATTAAGTAAGCCACCTATAATTTTAGATTTGTTTCAGATAAAATTTTCTGAAGCTTCTTCTTTGCCTCAAGATATTGCGAATGAAGAATCCAAAATAGGTGTACGTAAGAATTATCCAAATAGACATGATAATCTGAATTCAAATATTCAGTTGGACAAGTTTCCGGACACAGGAATTTCAACTATAAAGGCTAAAGCTAATACACGTTTAGAAACTTTGATTTATACTTCGGAGGATAAGAAGAACAAAGTAGCGATTGATGATAAGTCATTTACTATTAGTTCTGAGATGGAATATAAGGATTGGGCAACATTCAGCAGTGAGATTAAAAAAATACTTGAGATGTTCGCTCTTGTGATGAAGGATATTCACATCGAAAGAATTTCTATACGTTTTGTTAATAGAATAAGACTCAACTTAAAAGATGACTTAACTGAATACGTTAATGCAACTGTTTATGTTAATCAGAATAATATGCCATACCCGCAATATGATATTAGTAAATTTGGATTTAAAATCATGTATAGAATTCCAAATTCACCAATATATGCAATTGTTAATCAAAATATTGATCCACAGACGGATTATTGCTTTTACATCCTTGACTTGGATGTACTAAAACCTTTGGATATGTCATTTAATGTGGATTCGATTATTGGCGTGGCAGATGAATTGAGAGGGATTAGGAATAATATTTTCTTTAATAATGTAACTGATAAATTAATAGAACTATGTCAACAATGAATTTGCCATTACTGAGGAATGGTTTTAAACCTTTGTTTCTAACTATAGCATTGGGAGCAGGTTCGGCATTCGAATTTGCATATAACGATCCTAATATTGAAAGCAGTTACAATATAAATGAGTCGGATCCTTTTATAAGAGATTACTTTAATGGTAATTCTAATTCTATATTTAACGAAGTAACAGGGATCATAAATAAAAGTGAATTTGATAAACTATTCAATTCTTGGGAATCTGAAACAATGTTTTGTTCATTTTCTAACCAAATAACCGGCAATGCGAATTTTAAAAAGATTGTATCTATGGGAAAATACGCCGTTCCATTCATACAAGAGAAATTGGAAGAGAAACCATCTCTTATCGTTTGGGCTCTTAATGAAATTTACGAAAAAAAAATAAGTAACAACAAGAAAACAACAATAGAGGAGGCTTGTCGTCTATGGATCAAAGCATTAAACAAAGGATTTTAGACCAATTTCCTTTATTAAAAGATGATCTTTCGTTTGATGTTACTAGCCCTGCAACACCCAATTATAATTGTATTTCATGGGCTATGAAATACAGCGACAGATGGACACAGTATAATTCGGATTCAAAAATGCATGACGGTATTGTATACTGGTGGCCGGATGGTGTGCCTCAGGAACCAACAATTGAGGCTTATAAAATGGCTTTCCAGAAAATTGGATATGAAGGTTGTGGGAGTCCATGCCATGAAGATGGTTTTATTAAGATAGCATTATATGAGAATAAAGGAATTTGTTCTCATGCATCCAGAGAATTAAGAAATGGATTATGGACGAGTAAATTGGGGCAAAATCACGATATACAGCATTCAAGTCCTTTCACCATAGAGGGACAAGCATACGGTAGGGCAGTAGTTTTTATGAAAAAGAAATTTGAGTGAATGTTTGCAAACCTTATTGCTTTTCGCCATAAATTTATTGTTTCTATCTTCAAATTTTTCTATTCTTGCACAGTCTTCCAGATGTGACGTTATTGCTGTCATTATATTTCTTAAAAAATTTTTTCCTTTTTTCTTTGTCCATTCAAAAAAAGTGATCATATCTGCAGCGGCTTCCATTTTGTGCAGGCGACGAAGTTCGCCGAATATACTGCCGCGAGCATTTTTTATGCCTTGAGCATTTGTAATAGTACCGCCCCCCGTGTGGAGTGTCAATGCGCCCACTGCCTGCATAGGTGGAAGCCAACGGAAAAACGGTACTTTTTTTTGTGCCTTCCTTTTTTTATTGTTTATTAAAAACGTAGTTCAGGATTTTTTCATTCATCCTGTCTATCGGTGAGAAGTCAGTCTTTACGTATCCGGCCGTTACGCGGTGTGAAGATGCATGGTTAAGGCAAAAACCTACCATATCAAGACTGGCTCCGAAAACATTTTGTGCCAATGTGGCCCAACTGTGCCGAAAGGAATACACTGTTATGTGTTCGCTATGTATGAGATTGGTGATTTCTTTAATTCCATCATTGATGGCTATGTTGAAACATCTGCTGTCACAATAGGTCTCACAAAAATTGAATAGTTTTCTCTTTCCTTTGTACTTTTCCATCAATGGCTTTATAATATCTGGAACGGTTATTTCCATATATGCCTTATCGTCTCTTCTGCTGGATGTCTTTTTCCTGCAATAGCATATTTTACCATCTTTGAAATTTTCGGGGAGTAAATAATATAGATCTATGGTATTCATTCCCGCCAGACAAAAAACCATAAGGCAAACATTTTTTGCTCTTATTGATTTTTCTTCTAACCCATTGACGATAGTTGGAACATTAGATAGATCAACATTGAAGAATTTTTTTATAACTTCAATGTCCAAAGCTCTTTTCCTTGGTGATACCGGTCTTGGTATTTTTACGCCTCTAAACGGATTGTTCCTTATTATCATATCGCCGGTATCATAATCGTTATATTTTTCACATCCGGCCTTGAACATGGTTTTTATACGATTCGGATAACCATGTTTTTTATATAGGCTGTCTTTCATGGATTCTATATATCCTCTGATTATTGAAGATGTGATGTCAGAAAAGAGAATGTCATTTTTCCCCATGAATTCTTCAAGTCTCTTCAAGGCAAGTTCGTAATTGATAGATGTGGTCTCTCTATTTTCATTGTTCATTTTTGCTATGAATAAACGGCAAAAAGATGAAAACGAAGGATTGCTTGAATTTGAGTTTAAAAATTCAATAACTTTTTTGACGGACCAATTTTTGATATTTTCTCTGTTGAGCCTATCAATATAACTATCAATGAGTTCAGATAATTCTTTAATGATGTAATTATCTATTACCTCACCTTTCTTGATCGATTTCGCTTTGCAAAGTTTATCGGTCTTGAGATATCCTACTTTCCCGTGATGAGTAACACGTATATATATAGGATATGTATTATCGCGTCGTTTAGCTCTAACGCAAATTTTAAAATATGCCATAATTTAAACTGTAAACTATTTGTAAATCATTTTGCTTATTTCAGCACATCGCGAGTGTTGAAATAGATTTGTAAGGAGGTGTAAAATGAAAAAACAACCTACAGTATCATTATGTTAAAGAGCTAATATGCAGTATATAACGCCATTCCGATTTTGAGCCGAAAGCCGGACTTGAACCGGCGACCTACGCATTACGAATGCGTCGCTCTACCAACTGAGCTATTTCGGCAATATCCTTTAATCGGGCGCAAA